TGGTTCATGCTTGATAGCATTTGCTGATGCAGTTATGAACGTATGAGCAGAAGTGTCGGAAGAAGTTCCAACGTTGATTGTAAACGTTCCATCTTGGTGGTCAATGCCATTGGCAGCCGCACTGACGAAGGTGTGAGTACCAGTGTAAGAAGAAGATCCTACATTAATATCAAATGTGTTGGTAGTTACATTGCTGATTTCTAACCAGCGACCTGATGGGTAATCATATCCAGCACGAGGATATGATTTTTGAGCAACATTACCATCTAGATCACAAGTGTATGTTAATGAATCATTATCAATTTTAACATAATCACCGTTAGTAAATCCATGGTTTGAAACAGTTAGTGTTACTACACCAGTTGCTGCGTCATAAGGAGCATCAGTTGCGGTATGTTGAGTAGCACCAACGCTAGTAATAGCAATAGACTTACCAGCAAATGGATCTTGTCCAGGACGTGGGTATGTGCTTTGAAGTACGTTTCCATCCAGATCACATGTAAACGTAAATGAGTTGTCAGCAAGAACAACGCTACGTCCGACCCCAAGACCATGCTGTCCAACAGTGACTGTCATATCACCTGTTACTGGATTATAATTAGCACCAGTTGGTGTGAAATACTTATTGGGACCTGAAATACCAGCATTAATGGTGATAGTATTTTCAGCAACTGCTGTGATAGGCATAGACCTACCAGCAAAAGGATCAATACCAGGACGTGGATAAGTCTTAACTGACTGATTTCCATCCATGTCACATGTGAAGGACAACGAATTGTCATCAATAATAATACCTTCACCAACAGATAATGTATGTGGTCCGACTGTTAAAACAAGACTTCCTGTTGCTGGATCATAATTTGCACCAGAGGGTGTAAACTGCTGATCTGGACCAGAAGCACCAACGTTTACAGTAAATGTGTTTGTATCAGATGCAGTGATAGGTAAAGATCTTCCGCTAGCAAATTGATCCGTATCAGGTAATGCGTGTTCTGTTTGATTGCCATCCATCGCACATGTAAATGTGATAGACTGATCAGCAATCCTGATACCATTTCCTACAGATAATCCATGGTTATTTACTGTGAATACAGTATCTCCTGTAGCAGGATTATAAGTTACATTTGTTGGTGTAAATTGAGCAGTTGCTTGTCCACCAATATCATATACGGAATAATAATCTCTTTTGAATTGATCATTAATTTTTCCTACTACTTCATCGGCAATAAATTCTCTGTTGTTGCGGATGAATGTAACAGCATCTTGATACCTTCTTTCGACAGGCGTTGCGGTTGCGAATGTGTTTGGTGAGTTGAGGAGCGATAATGTAACACTTCTCGTGAAAGTTTTTGCAACTGCTGTTTGTCCTGGTTGAACATTATTGTCAACGACAGCAGGAAATTTTTTGGGAATTACAAATCTTCTAGCACGACCATCAGCATCTTCTAGAACTTTATAAATTCTCTGTTTACCGTTCAATGCAGATAGATCTGGATTGGAAGTTGGCATTCCAGAGATTACAATTTCTTCACCTTCTTTTAATTCGTGAGTATTGCTTCTACCTACAAGTTCACTTGTGTAAAAGACAACACCACCAATATCTTCAGAATTTCCAAATGTTTCAAATTGGAAACCGTTTTGTGTAATAGATGGATCTCCTTGCTTCGAGAAATCTAATCTAATAATAGGATACGAAGCTTCAAAATCTTCGTTGACTGATACAACTTCGCCTTCAGCTCTAATTGAAATTAGTGAAGTAGAATTAAAAGTTTCAATTTGTGGTGTTGCTTGGTTAATATTAACACTAATCGCAGCAGTGCTATTCCATTCAGGAGCTCCTAGTATACCAAAAAATCTAATATCCCAATAAGTTGGAGTATCAATATCATCTGGTGTAATTGAAGCAATTTGATAATAACCTTGCGTAAAGACAGCATCGTTAGTATCATCCACGAACACATATGTGCCAGCTGGAATTATAGATGACGGATCTGAAGTAGATCTGAGTTTGTTCTCTCCAGAAGCAGCAGTAATAGTTAATCCACTAACTGCCGCACCAGTTCCAGCAGATGTGATATAGGAAAATTGTTCGCCTTGAACAAAAGAACCACTTTTTAGTTCTACATCAGCTGATCCAGAAATATATGCGCTAGCGCCAGTTGTTTCCTCAAACCTAACATCAATAATATTTGCTCTTGAACCAGTATTTAAACCAACTACATCCAATCCATTAGCAAGAGTTGATAATCCTGTGTTACCAGTAAAATCAACACGGAATTGATCTGGACCAAAAACTTGATGACCAATTGGAAACTTTACACCAATATCACCATTTACTTCTTTATCGACAAGAATTCTTTGCTTGTCGTCAAAGACCATAGCATAATCCCAAGTAGCAACAGCATCGCCATTAGCATCAATTTTGTCTCTATAAGTAACACCAGTGACATAGTTTTTATCACCGAACTTAAAGATGTGTTTGCCAGGATTGTTTGGTCTTATAATAACCAAACGAAGGTTATCACCAACAACCGATGCGTCTGGTGGTAGTGAGATGGGATTGTCTTCTACATAATCACCACCAGAAATAATTAACGTTTCTTTGACACCAGGAGTAGACCATGCAATTTGTGCTGCCTTCTTAATGGTTCTAACAGGAGCAACAGCAGAACGACCATCATTTAGATCGGAACCAATTTGTTCTGAAACATAAACACGACCACCAACGTCATTTGTTGCTAGGTTAAGTACATATTCAGTAGTAGCAATTTTGTCGGATCTATCTCCTAGAAGAGGAGTAATAGAACGAGGATATACACCTGCGTCTCCGGTATCATTATATCTAAATTCTTCTTCATTAATTACACGAAAACCAACATGCTTGAAGTTAACTTCGCCATTTGCAACAATACCATCAACATGCTCTGGACCGCTAGGTCCAGTTTCTCCAGCATTTAGTGCCTGATAAACATTTGAACCAAAATATCTAAATGAATTTTCCTGAAGAATAATATTTGGTGCCCATAAAGTACCAGTATTATTTTGATATGTTTTTAAGTTGGGCGCTCTAAAATTTGTATCTGGAGTGATAAAGTTGTCAATATCTAGGTTTAGAATTCTCGCCGTATCTGAAATGATAGACGTGGAAGTTCTAATAGCACCATTAATATCAAGTTCATAGTCAACGGTATCAAGTGCGGATGTTGCTGCAGCACCAGAACCATTACCACCACTAATAACAACTTGAGGAGCAGTATTATAACCACTACCTGGGTTATTAACTGCAATGTTAATAACACGACCGTTGAAAATAAAGGCAGATGCTAAAGCTTGTGTTCCACCTTCGGGAGGTGCTGTGAGTTCTACTAATGGTGCGGCGGTATACCCAGAACCAGACTCGGTAATTGTGATAGTATTAACTCTTTGTCCAGTTCTGTTAATACCAACACGAGGTAAATCCGTTTCGGAATCTAGTTGAGTTCTTAAAATTTCTTTTTCAGATGATCCAGTACCACCTCTAATAGTGAGTTCATTATCACCAATAAGTTTTGGATTAACGCCTCTAATTTTTTCTTTATCTGAATTGATATGAAAACTCATGGTGCGTGCGCTCGTTCATCTTTCCTAGTTATTATTTAGCGAATTACGACCATGCGATAGATACAACATCTGTCATAGCAATCCATTTAATATTTGATGTTGTTCCTGCTCTTGTAGTATTATATGTGAAATTATTTACCGACCCTAAAGGAACAACATCCCAAGTTTCTCCTTCGGGAATATCATCTTTTATAGTTGTCTCTAAAGTTGACGAAATAGATACCGCACCGGATCCATTACAAAATACAGCACTTTCTAATTTTTTTGCGAATAATGTTCCGTTGGGATTTACAGCAATAATCTGACCAGTAATAAAATTTATCGTATTATTTTCAATATTAATTAATGTTCCAACATCATCTAATTGTAATGAACCACTGTTAGCTCCACGCAAAATATATTTTGTTGCGTTGGAATCGGTATAAAAAGAATTTTTTATTTCTAAAGAATTTAATTCTTTAGCGTTTTTATCTTTATCAATTATTGTTGTTTGATTAATAGAAAATCCACCAAGTGAATCAAACTCTCTTAAATTAACAGGCATTTTACTTGAGGGCGTGTGTGACTACAGTAAATTCTACGGAACTACCAACTAAATGATCATTGGTTAAAGTTACAGTTGCACGTACTTCATTTTCATCAGTAAAATCAAATGTAGTTGTGAAACCATCCTGAGAACTATTTAGACCACCGTATTCGTTATTGTAAATGTCGGTAGTGCTTTTATTGATAATTCCATATTCCATCATCGACTTATTTCCTGTTGCAGTATTCTTTGAAAGAATTGTACAACGGCAACCATTAGCAGTAACTGTACTGTAAAGAACAGCACTTCCAATTTCAGATGAACCTTTGACTAAAGTAATTTTTTTAGTTGAAATTATATAATCTGCTAATTCAAATTCTTTTAGTTCAGAATCAAAAATTTTAACACCATCATACACTCCAGTACCAAATCCAATATTATAAAAAATATCACCAGTGTCTTGGAATCTTAAAATTGGATCGACATTTAATCCAGATGACAGACCTAACTCTAATGCTGGTTTATTACTATGAATAAATGTTTTTGTCGTATCAGTGTTATCAATAGTTGTTGATGCATTATCAAGTGTTAGAAGAGATGAAGTTAGTTCAAACTCATTACTGGTTACAGATCTGATAGTATCAACTGTGTCAAAATCAAGTGCTGTTGCTGTGAGTCTTAACGTATTGTTATTGTCATTATAAAAATATAAAATATTTTCATTTGATCCTGGAGAAAGTTCTGGTATAATATAAGTATTCTGATCAACGTCTTTGACGCCACCAAGAGAACCCCAGTTGACTCCATCATAACCTTCAAACTGAAGAGCAGATGTATTGAAACGAACAGAACCCTGATCAGGTGATCCCCTATCAGCATCCGCTCCAGATGGAAGAACCAGTGTTGTATTAGTATCAATTTTTACTTTTTTGCCACTGTTTGGCGCTATTAAAATATCACTGATAACAGAAGAGATTATATTTTCTGAAAGTTTTAAGTCATTGTTAATGACAATAGGACTAGAACCTGTTGGATCAATTCTAACCTCTTCAATATCTTCAAATACAATAGGTGCTACAGCTAATTGACTATAAACTAGTGTGGCATTGCCATTTAAAAAATTATTTCCTGATATATCAACTGGAGGTGATCCTGGTCCGCCTGTAGTACCGTCTACAATAACTTCGTATAAGTTATTCTTCCACTTCAAATAATCTCCAGCAACAACAGGAGTATTTGCATTCCAGTTAACAAAATTTGGCGCTGCCGTATTAATAGAACTTTGCTTCTTCACATTCACAAATTCTAAAGAATTTGGTGTAACGTTTACAGTGTTAATATTATCATTAATAAAATATAAAGTATTGTCGTTTGCGCCAACAGTTTCCTCTGCTTTAATATAGGTGTTACCGTCTTGGTCTCTGACACCTCCAAGAGAAGACCATGCAGTTGTTGTTGCGTTGTAACCTTCATACTGCTGACTTTCTGTGTTGAATCTGATAGATCCATTTTCCGCCAATAATGTTGGTCTCTCTGCTGTAGTACCGAAAGGAATATTTAAAGACGTAGTTGTTGGAATTTTTACTACTTGATCTACTGCTGGTATGATATTAATATCGTAACCAGCTTTTGATGAAATTGTATCTTCTTCTAAATGTAATTTTTCGTTAAATTCTGCGTAAGAAGTTGTTTTGAAATATCCAGCACTATCAATATTGCCATCAGTGTCTATGGCAATTTTATCTTTAAATGTAATATTGGTAGAACTTAAAGTTAAATCATCGACAGCAGTAACTACAATATCCGCAGCAGAATTAATTTCTGGTACAGCAATCTCTGTTGCTATAATACTAGCTGCCGTTAAAGTTCCTGTGAGAGTTTGATTTACTCCATTTACTTGGGAACTTACTATTGTAGGAATTGATACAGATGAATTTTCTACATCTGTATTAAAAATATTTGTTGATGTTATGCTAGATACATTAAGAACTAAACCAGAACCAAATGTTCTTGGGTTATTACTGTTGATAGTAATAGATGCTTCTTGATTATCTGCCCCACCCATGTTAGGATGACTGGTACAATAGTAGTATAATGTAGTGGGGGTGTTTTCAGTAATATTAATAGATAGGACTGTTCCTACTCTGGACACTCCTTCTGTATATTCACCACCAGAGAAATTCGCTGTAAGTGCTCCAGTAACTGTGGCATTTCCAGACAATGTAACCTGAGTTGGTCCGTCTACACTGATAACAATTAAAGATGATGGAATCGCTCCCGCACCAGTAGCAGTTACGACCATTCCTGGTAGAATGCCTGTGCTGGAAGTTAATGTCATAACTGCAGATCCTGCAGTTACTGATCCAGATACCGAAGACACTAGACTCGGGGAGTATATTCCATCCCTAAAAGCACTTAGTGTAAATGGGTGATCACTTGGATATGTGATTTCAATTGTGTCACCAACATAGAAAGTTAGATCTGGTGTGGTAACACCATCAATTTGATATCTATTTTGGGATCCTACAGCACTGAGTGGGTATGCATTTGTACTATCTTTTACTAAATTTGTATCTTGGAATGATCCTCCATCAGCAACAACTATAGAAGTAATATTTGAACCATTATCAACAACTTCTAATACATCAACTAATGCTCCATCAGACGATACAGCTGTTACGGTAATCAAAGTATTACCAGTCGCCCCAATAGAAGCACCACTTAATGTTACGGTATCATTTGTTTGGTAGTTATATCCAGCATCATCTACTGAAATGCTAGCAGAAATTACAACACCATTTTCATCAAAAGAGACATCAAACAATCCCCCAACACCATTTCCTGATGTTGAGGTTGGTGCTACACCCCCTACTGAAGCATCAGCAGTTCCTCCTGTAGAAGCAGTAGTAACTTCTGTGTCTTCAATTACTCCTCCTTGTACTTGAACTTGATCTGATGTGGTTAATGCACCAAGAGCAATTGCTGGATTGAAAGTTAATTCTTGTACGGCAATGCTAGTAGCAGCATAACTAATACTCTGAATTAAGTTTGCTGGATTTGTGGATACAACGTCACCTACCGCATATCCAACTCCACCATCTGTTATAGTAACTGATCCAACAGATCCTAAAGATGAAATTGTATACTGAAGATTTGTTGCTGGTTCTCCATATGGCGGAGTTATTGTTACTGTAATAGAACCAGCAGTTGTTGGTTGATCAGATAACGATAAAATGTAATTTCCACTGTCTCCATCAATACTTAAAGTAATTGTTGTATTGGCAGCAAGAACACCAGTTCCGCCAGTTTTCGTTATAGTAGAACCATTAGTAAATTGATTATATTGTGCTTCTGTTATAATAATTTGACTGGAAGGCTCACCCTCTTCCTCAGTAATTGTTAATGTAACCCCAGTTACTTCTATATTGAGACTGAGAACTTCCCCTACAAGATATCCATCTCCTTTAGATAAAAAAGTTAGGGTTGATGTGTCAATACTACTTGGATCATTTGAAATCACATATGTTGCTCCAAGTCCTCCACTTGTTTGAGTAATATCACTTTCATCGACATAAGTCATTGTGCTGGTATCTGGAGCAAGCACATCCCCATTCAAATACCCAGAACCAGATGCCGAAATTGTAATTCCTGTGACAACTCCCGTGTTATCTACAACTACCGTTGCTTGAGCTCCAGAACCATTTCCTCCGGTAAGACTTACCCCATCATAACTATTTTCAGTATATCCACTTCCAGCATTACTTATAGATCCTAGGATATTTGGAACTGTAAAATTGACCGTCGTAGATTTTTCTGGTGCAGATCCACCAACAAGTGGAATAGTAAAATATTGACCAGATTTCAATCCAGTAGCATTTGTAGTTATCGAACCTAAAAATGATTCTACTACAATTGTAGATTCTGATCCACTACCACTACCACCAGTAAGAGGAACTGCTGTATATGTTCCTGATCCATAACCAGTTCCTGAGGAAGAAATTATAGTTCCTGCAGTATCTAATTCATTCTTAATGACATAAAAATCATTATAAGAACTAACTTGAGAACTTGAATATTCAAAGATCTTTCTTGATCCAGAAACAAAAGAAAGAATATTTAAATCTGACTTAAATAAACCAAGAGAATTATCGCTTATAAAAGATAATGATGGTATATTTTTAGATCCATCTCCAAGTTTTAAATTTCCTGTGGATAAATCGGAACCACCAGCGGCAATGTTGAATACTTGAGATCCAATATCATTAATTTTATTCCTTTGTTGTTCAAAGGTATCTGTTCTAGCGACATTAATTGCTGGCATTTTTTATTAGCTCTCTAAGTAGGGATTTGATTTCAGAGACTTCATCCTTCAACATATTTATGTCTTCTAACGCGGAACCAAGGTGTTTTGATTTGCGTCTAGATTCTATGGCAGAATCGTCCAAACTGATGATGGCACCTGTGGTCTCATCTCTGACGAGACCATCATGACCTTCTACTTTAATATAACTCATATGCGGAAATTAGAATGCTGCTACTGCTCGAATGTCTTGAATCTTGGGAACAAATGATGGATCGACTCCTTTCATAATAATTTTAACCGCAAAGGATGAGAACTCTGGGAGATTTGACACACTGTAAGTAATATCCTGATAAGATGATTGTTTTTCTACTATCGAAGAAATTGTATTTTCTGGAGTAGCAATCACTAGTGAATCTGGAGATCCATCTTCATTAAAGTATGTCCAATTAACATCTTCAAAGTTTTCTTGACTTGAAGATTTTTTAAATTTGTAAAGAACTTGAACATCATTAATATCTTTAGAATTTAATGTCAAGTGAACATCAATAGCAGTTGCTGGGTTGTTAATTACAACTTCCTTTGTAACATATTTTGATACAGTAGAACTGTTCTTAGAAGTATTGTCGGAAACATATGTTATTCCGTTGGCATAAGTTATTGCTTTAATTTCTAAGAATCTTGCTTCATCATCTACTTGATTCGGATACTTCAAGAAGTCTCCTACTCTAAAGATATCGGCAAGTTGATCATTCGCATCAGAATTTCTATTGAATATTACATTGTCAGTAATTCTTCCTGTGAAATCATCTGCTAGTGGTTGTGTGTCGTTTCTAACTTCTAGTTTCTGAGTCTTGTTATTCCAAATAACCGCAGTTCCAGTAATAATATTATCATACGATTCTGAAATTATGGATGGATTTCTTGCAACCATAGTTGCCGAATCTGGAATATCAAGGAATACTTCAATTGGGTTTGTAGAAATAGTAGCAGCTGGTACAACTACACCATTAACAGTTTCAATTAACGTTGGTTGATTTCCTAACGTAACTCTTTCTCCTCTCTTGAAGAACTGACTTGTCTTGAGTCTCACCCAAACTGTAGAACCTTCAACTTTAGCAATAGTGCCAACTGCTTTTGAAGTATATCCTTCGATAGCTTGGTTGTCTTGAATTTGACTGCCACTAGTATTTCCTATATTGAACTTATAGATTGGGTAAAACTCAATGATTTGGTCTCTTCTTCCGTATCTATCTTCCTGTCCAGTAGCAGATTCGATTCTGTTTGACACAGTTTTGACGCTTGCCGTAGAAAGATCAACTACTGGAGAAAGATAAGAAACGGTAGATGAAAGAGACAACTTATACAATAAGGAAGTCACATTGTTTAATGTCTCATTAATATCCGAAGCAATAAATTTCTGATTCGTGAAATAATGTGGTTCATTTAAAAATGTCTTTTCATAATCTGTTTGTGAATATGATGTATAATTATTGGTCAGGGAATCCACAGGAACAACATTTGTTGTTTTAATAGAAGAACTTAATTTAGTTCCAGTAAATGATAAGTATTGAATTTGTGGATATAGAATTTCATATTTTCTATTGTAAGTAGCATACACTACTTCACCACCACCTTCAATGTTTCCAGAAGCGGCAACAGTTGATGTGATATTATAAGTATCAATTCCACTATTTGTAATTTGGAATAACTTGCTATTTAAAACATCAGAAGTTACACCACCAGTTTCGACAGCACCTTTGAAGAAAACATAAGAAGATCCAGAAGTTTCAAATCCATTATCTCTATGTGATACTTGAATAATGTTGTTGTTGTTTCTAAAGAGTTTTGAAGTCGCGTTTGTGTTAGATGTAGCGTTAGTATTGAATGGGTTCTTGGCCAACAATTCGTAACCTAAAGATTCATTTGTTAATATCAACTCTGCAGTTTTAGCGATATTAAATTCTGCTCTGTATAGAGTAAATTTGACATCTTCAAAATTATCTTCTGTCCAGTTATCTACATTTTGTGATCTGTATACCGAACCGAGAGAAGGTTGTGTCGTAATAACAGTACTTGTGGCGACATCAACTTCCCCAAGTCTAGATACCCAAAGTTCATAATCAGTTGAGTCAGTTTCAATTGCCATAGCATACTCGGTATCATTCTGTAGATATACCGGATGCTCAAATTCAAAATGTGATGGAACAGTAGAATCTGTGAGACCGCTCTGGTCCACTGCTACGCCCATTCTAACAGCAGGACTATCAATCTCTATCTCAGTTTCAATTGTCGCTCCTCCAGCGCCGTTACCGATGCCTTTAATGACGACAGAGGGTGGTTCTGTATATCCAAATCCATTCAAACTAATTTCTGTATTATAAAGTTTGCCATCGGATACCTCCACACCAGCAGTAGCAACAGATCCACCAGGAAGTTGTGGACTTTCGATAGTTAAAATTGCGTTGGTGTAATTTTGACCAGTAGATGTAATTCTAATATTTGAAACCTTGCCACTATCTTTAGCAACAGTCAGAACGCCAGATTCTCCCTCAGTGTTGTTTCTGAGAGTTACTGATGGAACTGAAAGTTGCTCGTTTTGATTAAACGAACGACCATTATGGTTACTTAAAACGAGAGTATATACTTGCTCATTTGTTAATAAGAATCTACCAGAAGAAGATGGAACTAAATCAACACCATTCTTGTCAATAATTTTTTCAACTGGACCACTTGCAGCAGAAGTAGTTCCCGTTACATTTTCACCTTTAGTAATATAAACATTTCCATTTGTGAAAAATTTGATATACGTAAATGGAGATAGGATTTTTTCTGTTCCAGGAATAATATTTTTACCTGGTTTGTCCGAATCTACATTAGTTAAGTATACTTTGACAGGAACCTTATTGCTTTTTTTGCTGAAGTAAAGATCGATACCTGTGGTAAATACTCCACCATCATAGTTTTCAATTTTAAACGTTTGAGCAAGTGGATTTGGTCTTATTGGATTGTCGGTATTGCTATCAACAAACTGAACACCTTCATTTGCCTTAAAGAAAGATGGTTTAGTGGAAATAACACTGACAGGATTTTCTGGTAGAATACCAGTAGCATAGTACTTAACTTCAGCATACGTAGATACTGTTAGTTTATCAACATCGCTATCGCTCGAAGTAAATCTAAACGTTTTAACTCCTGTTGTAACTCTTATTTCTTCAGATTCTGTATCGTAATCAACCGTATCAACATCGCCACTCCATGTAGCATTTTGTCTAGGAGCAAAACCTGCAGGTAATAAAATTAATCCACTAGCATTGCCGTCATTGTCTGTGGTTACAGTGCCATTAAAAGCTGACAATGAATTACCAGCGATGCCAGTAAATCTAAGATCTGGATTTACCCAACGACTAATATCTCTACCCTCTAAGAATACCGAAATATTGGTATTTGGTTTTAGTCTGCTAATTACAAACTTAACTGGTTGACTTCTGGCAAAGAATTGTAATGATGTGGATACAGAGTTACCTCTAACAATAGAAGATTGTACTCCTTTAGCAACATCATTGTTCTGTGGACTAATGTTTGAAGAACTTGAAATAGAAGCATTACTTACAGAAGACTGAGATTCCAAGGAATTAATCTGTCCCAGAGAATTAATAGATGTAAATGACGGAGAAGATCCGACCCAGTTAACAACAAAAGAATTGTATAAACTTGAGAAACTTTCTCTTACATCTTGCTTGGCAATAAAAATTTTATACAGATCAGTATTTGTGTCTACCACGAGGGGTTCTACTGATTGATCATACCATTGATCAATACTTGGAGATACAGTAGCATCACCAACATATTGTAAAACAACAAATGGGTTTGGATTTAGTGTTTTTGAAGCAAAACTATTACCCAATAAATTTAAACTGGTATAAGGTAGTGTAATAATATCACCAGATTTTTTATAACCAGAAACAAATCTTTGATCTTCTCTAGTATTAACTTCTTTTAGGAAAAGAGAATCTTCTTTAGATTGTGGACGCAAGACTGATTGTTGTGAATCAACAGCACATTGATAATCAAGTGATATAAGATTTCCTGACTTGTGAGATTCAAAATTATCAACTAAGAAACCTGATTTAAATCTGTCTAAACCTATTTCATCTTTTACTTGCATGTTTAGAGCTTGCTGCTCTAGAATGCTTAGTGTGGTATAATACTCAAGACGCTCAATACGCTTCTCTAGTTTGCCGATGTCACGCATCGTATAGCGGCGATTATCAACAGAAGTAATTCTTACATCTTTGCTAGTTTGCGTAAATGCGGGAATGTAAGCATAAAATAAAGCAATCGCATCATCAATTGGATCTGGTTTGGTTGGATTCAGTGAAGAATTTCCTTCTTTTACAATAAAGTTTCCATTTTTGTTTAAGAAAATTCCATCAATTCTATCAAGATACTGTACTTGACTAAAAGACATTGTATATTCTAAACCAAGATCTGGAGCTGGTGTAGCAGCAATTACAGATCCTACTCCGGCAAACTTACCTATACTTTCAGAAAGAGAAGACTGATCTTGGAAACCAGCAACAAATGATGTAGAATCAACTTTAGGTCTGAAGTCTAACAAATTTTTCAAATTTACAATGCCATATACAGAAGAATTAAAAGAAGGAATAAGATCTTCAGTTACACCTGCTTCATGAATATAACTATCAATTGTACAGAAATCTCCTTGTGATTGTTCAAAGTAATCGAAAGCAATTACAAGTTGACCTGTAGTTTGTTCTTTACCTGGTTTTAATACAATACGAGAAACATCATATACAGTATCTCTCTGACCATTGTCAAACGTAAATCTATCAGTTACATCTATTCCAGAAATTAATTTTCCTGAAGTGTCAACAGTTGGTGGTTGTGTTGCACTACCTTC